CGGCGCAACCGACGCCTTAGCCCTGAGATTGTCATTCCAAAGTCCCTCAATACAAAAAATTCCTTTGGGAGCCATCAATCAGTCCTTTCACCTATTTTTAATCTTGCAAAAAGTGTCCCGCTGCTGGGGTTGATAATTATCAGCCCGTGCTTATATTTATGCTGTGCAGTTATTATATTAGTAGAATGAATCAAATACACGAAAGAGACTGGGCCGCTGACGATTACTGGGGCGGACACACCGGAATGAGCTATAATCTTTACGGTAACGAGTCTGATAATGAACAATCTGAAATCAGCGAAAACGCAAAACAAAAAGAAAATACGCAATCTGCGTCAGAAGATATGAAGATATAAAGGAGCAAAATTGCGGCCAGATAAAAAAAATGCTTTGAATATTTTACGGCATAATTTAATTTATAACTCTGTTTGAATTGATTTTTTTGCACACCCGAAAAATGCACCACTAGCTCAGTTGGTAGAGCAATTGACTCTTAATCAATGGGTCTCAGGTTCGAGTCCTGAGTGGTGTACTTCTTTAAACCCCTGTAAAATCAACGTTTTACAGGGGTTTTTTGTTGCCTTTAGAATAAATCTTTTGAGTATCTAAATTACATCTAATGACATATAATAACACCCTTTTACACGCTTTGTAGTAACTTTGTAGCAACTTCGGCTCTTGACTTACTGGAATGGTGTTGTAATTTGCTAAGAGCTTCATACTGCCGCCAACCTTAGAGTTTGGGTAATATCACAGGCATTTGTGTTGGACGCTGCAATATATCCATTGGTAACTGTTGTAGTAACTTGGGGCGAAAATACCATTTTTTGAGCGCTTCTGAGGCTGTTTTTGTTGCGATATGTGGATAACATCGTGGTTTTCCACCCCGCAATATCCATTATCGCCCTCTCTGCGTTTCCTGCCTCGTAGAGATCGGTTGCCGCTATGTGGCGCAAATCGTGAATGCGGATGTCTGGAACCCCTGCCTTTTTGCGGCAGTAGTCCCATAAGTAGCGAAGATGTGTAAGTGGACGATATTCCCCCTCGCCAAGTTTTTGATAAAATAGATAGGGGCAGTCTGAAGGGATGCTGTTAAAATAATTTAACATCTCCTCCGGCACTGGCTTGTGGATTGGGATACCTGCTTTTGAATCAGGTATATATATAGTTTTAGTGAAGGAGTTATACTGTTCCTGTTTGGCTTTCGTAAGCTCGCTAACCCTGCATGGAACAGTAATCATATATTGGATAATGGGCAAAATTTCAGGGCGATGCTCTCGTATTGTATTAAACAACCTTAAGCGTTCATCCTGATTAAGGTACCTGTCGCGCGGCTGCTCTGCAAGCTTGGGGAACTTGAAAGCAGTGATAGGATTTTTATCAACTATTTCAAGATCGACAAGGTAATTAAACACCGCCCGAACAATAGCCGTGTATCGGTTCACCGAAGCGCTGCCACGCGCCTTGCCGTGCTCTGTAGGCGATAGTATTAGATGCTTTCTGTATACAGCGAATTGATCAGTAAATTCTTCTAAGCGTATATGCCCTAATTTACGGCTTACAAGCCCAACCATGTGCTCATGGTGCCTGGATAACTTGCCTTGTAGACGCAGTTTTTTTACATATAAATCTACTGCATCGCTAAATGTGTTTGCATATTCGGATGTCAAAGACCGTGCTTTAAGCTCATTGAACATATCTGCCTCAACAGTAGCCGCTTCCGCGTGTGTTCCGGTAACAGTCGCTTGTTTTGATATTGGGTATCCCAAGCGACCGTCTCGAACAGAAACGCGCACGTGCCATTTGTTGTGGCCTATTTTTTTTAGTGCCATGTAGGATTCTTCCTTTCTTCCTACGCTGCACCACACACTCTCATAATATAATACGGAGAAGCGGGTGCAGTCATTTTTTTATTATAATGTCTTTTCCTGACGCTAAATAAGCGTCTATAATCGCACGGGCAAAACGCCAAACTCGACCAACGCGCTTAGCTCCTACAATTTTGTGACGATGCTTGACGACCCATCGTAATGACATCTTCATTAGCGCAGCGATGTCTTGACTGTCATAATACTGATTATCAACTTCTTTTGTCATTGCCCCCCCCCCTTATAAAAGAATTTTCCATTAACCATATATACTGTTTCTATTGACTTTAGATTTTTAGTTGTCACTTTTTGCCTCACTTTCCGGCGGCACGATCTCCGCCCAATAAGTAAAACTATCTTTCTCTTGTAAATTATCAAATCCAACAACATTCCACATTATTCGACCATATTTGATGCTTTCGTATAACTCGCCTCTAAAAGACATCCACACGTTTGCCACCATCTTTCTTAATATCACTCGTTTGCCAAGTGGCGGTTCCCGCTCCGACAGTTTAATCCAGTTCATCTGTTCCCCCTCCTCCTAAGCTCTTTTTTAATCCTTTTATTACTTATCCTTACGTCAAGCGAATGAATGGGAATATCATCCTTTTTGCATGATCTGCGCTTGTTTCGGTTGCCAATGCAGGTGCCGGATAAATTGCTATTACACAGCGTGTTTTTGCATTTAGATAGTTTATCGATCATCTTTATCTCCTTTTATTGCGTGTTCTATCATAATAATTCCACCTGATTCACATCTTTTTTTATGCGCTTCTGTCTTTTCAGGCGCTCTGTTTTCAAAAAAGGGCACTTTATGTTGAGCACTATTTTTTGCACTCTCTTTGACAATTCCCCTGCGACATAGCCCAAGTCAATGTCGTAAGCAATCTTGCAGCGAGCGTCTTTGCGATTAACACTCTCGTTTTCGTATTTAATACAGATGTCGCAGTTGTTACTTCTCCAATGGTCAGCTTCGTTACCGTTTGAAAACATATTATGCCACCATTTCTTTTCGTAAGTCTTCCATACTGTGAACCCGATGACCGCACATTTCCGGCAAATTCGCCCTTACAAGAGCTTCTGCAAAGGGCGGCGGTACAGCATTACCGCAGCAAGCAACCTGAGCGGCCTTTGATATTGCTTCACCATCCGGCCCGACATCTATCACATAATCCGGCGGAAATCCCTGTGCCGCAAATAATTCTCGCGGGGTCAACATCCGCAGTCCTATGTCAACTATGGCGTACTGGATGCCGCGAACTGTTACAAGTCCAAGACGATCTTTTGAGGTAATAGTATGCAGCGGCTCGTCTGCGGACTGACCAATTCCTGCCCCATAATATTTGACTAAAAACGCCCTGACTTCACCGAAATGATTTCCATCCGCTGTAATAGTCTGCACTGGATCTGTAACCGGCTGCCCTATATTATCGCCCTTGTATTTGACAATCTGCGAAGTAACAAGCGCATTATGATCTATGGTAGTTATGGTATTGAGCGGTTCAGTTACAGCGTTTCCGTTTCCCTGATGTCCACCGCTGTAATATTTACTCATAAACGCCGATACAACAGCGAAACGGTTTGAGGTGTCAGTCGTCAACAGTGGTTCATCAAGCGCCTGTCCGCGAACTTCCCGCACCGATTTTTCTTTATGATATTTGGTTAATATTGGAGCTACAAGCATACTGTTACCGGCGGCCCGTATAGTACCCACAGGCTCATCTCCCGGTTGCCCTATGGAACCGGAAGTTCCGGTGCGCGTAAAGGGTGCTATTTTAGGAGTTATAACTCCGTACTCGTTACTTGCGGTCAATGTGCCAAGCGGCTCATTTATTTGCTGACCTCGAAAACAGTTTGCGCCTGTATCAGCGTGGTTAACTCTTATGGTGAACGGTTCAGGGTTATCAAAAACAAACTTCTTTAATCCGCGCGCTATGCGTCTTAGTGTCGCTTCTGCCAGCGGTCTGACTGACCGTATTTTGTACTTTTGCCATATCTCTTCTGACGTGTCAAAAATGGATGGACAGGGAAGCGACCAGTCTATAATTTCAATTGCGGTACGATAGGGAAGTTTTCCTTGGCCGTGAGTTGGTTCCGGCCATGTGATCGGCTCTCCATCACAACGCGCAATCAAAAAGAAACGTTTGCGGATAGTTGGCGCTCCGTAGTCACAAGCTCTCAATTCGCGCCAGTCTACCGCATAGCCAAACTTGCGAAGCGCGTCAATAAAACTATTAAATGTCTTACCTGATTTCTTTCTGTCAGGCTTTCCCTCTAAAACCGGCCCCCACGTTTTGAACTCCTCAACATTTTCAAGAATAATAACGCGCGGGCGTACTGTCGCAGCCCATCGTACTGCAACCCATGCAAGGCCGCGGATCTCTTTACTTACGGGTTTACCGCCTTTTGCCTTTGAAAAATGTTTACAATCCGGTGAAAACCACGCAAGCGCAATCGGCTTGCCTTGTGTAACTTCCCGCGGGTCAACTTCCCAAACGCTTTCACAATAATGCTTTGTATGAGGATGATTAACATTGTGCATCGCAATAGCTGACAGGTCGTGATTAATAGCAATATCCACCGGACGGCCAACAGCAAGCTCAATTCCTGTGCTTGCCCCGCCGCCGCCGGCGAAGTTGTCAACTATCAGCTCGTCAAAAATGCTTATTTGTTTTGGCATCCTATAAGTCCTTTGTTGTTAAATAAGTCGCACTGTAGCTTAGCATTGTACAATCGCCAAAGAGCAGAGTTGTAATATTCTTCACTAAGTTCAAAGCCTATGTACTCAAAGCCTGCATTGTGGCAGGCAACTAATGACGATGCGCTCCCGGTGTGTGTATCAAGTATTTTATCTCCAGGCTTGGCGTAGGTTTTTAGTAGCCATTGATAGAGAGCAATAGGTTTTTGGTGTGGATGAATGGTAACAATACCGGTTTCTCCGCCCTTTTTGGCACCATCCCATATATGGCGATACACTTTAAGGGGATGACTGAATGATGTATAGGCTAATTCTCCCCCACTGTAAAAATTTTGAACAGTGTGTTTATCCCAAAAAATTAGGCTGCCAGAAGGGCCTAAGAACTCTGTGAAATAATTGTAGCCCCATATTATTTGGTTGACGGACACTCTCTTTAATTCACAGAAATATTCACGGTCGGGAATTTGGCTGTTGTTATATCCAACATTTTTGTAATGGATTCCTCGCCTGTTTTTCTTCCACGTTTTACCAATGCCATACGGCGGATCGACTATGGCCAAGTCAAAAAACTTGTCGGGAAACTCTCGCATCCCGTCCATGCAATCCATGTTATATAGTTGGTCGAGTTCTAACATTTTGTTCCTTTTTCAACTCTTCATATCTATAAAAGTATTTATGCTGCGGGGAATCTAAAGTTTGTACTATATAATCTCCATAAAGGCAAATATGTATAACTTTTGCTTCATAGCCATAATTAACACTACTTTTACGGCATATAGTGACGATGTCGCCAATATTAATACTATTATTTTTCATCTGTCAATAGTCCTTTCAGTGTTTTAAGCGCTTGTTCTTCTGCCTCATAACTAACAATACGATCACCTGAGTTTCCTAATATCCATTCTAATTGGCCAATTAGTGCTTTTAAAACATCCTCCGACAGCACTACAATGGGGCACCAATCAGGCTTATCGCTTAATCCAAATATTGACCTATTATTATAGGCGCAGACAGCAGAAATGGATTTGCGCATCGGACAAATAGCGCAACCGTTGAGTGCATCCACCCTAATCAATTCGATTTGTTTAGACACTGGCAACGCCATTCATTGGTTTTTCAAAATTCTCTTTAATACTTCAACTTCCTGCTCTAATTCCGCAATCCTTTTTTTTAACTTGACCTTGTCACCCGACTTATCAAACCACTCATCAATTCTGTCCGCAAGAGGAGATGTAGCCGTTTTGGATTCATGATTCCAGTTGACACCGTAATAATTATTACCAGTTTTGCCTGCGTCCAACCCGATTTTTGCGGCGATTATGTCAATGACCTCACAAGCCGCTTGCCAACGTTTGTCATATAAGGCGGTTGCTCTATCGCTAAGGATTGCCGCTTCGCGCCAGTTAATATCTGCTTCATAGTAAGTTTTAGATCTATTGTAATTGCTTGAATACCCTCTAATTCCGTTTTCAATCGTTTTCAATCTTTGTCCTTTCTTTAATTGACAAGCGGCGTGTTCTTTTAATCTCGGAATTGGTTCTCAGTCAGTTCTACGCCGCTTGCCTTATTCATTATTATCTGCCTTTAATTCCACAGGAACTTTTTTTTGCGTTCCACATAACTATCACCCGACCTTTCTTTCTCTCTCACCATTTTTAAAATCTCCAAAGTAAATAGCAGGCCATTGCGACAACTACAACGCTACTGGTAAGGCATAGCGCGAACAGTGCTAACAGTTTAATTTTGCTCATAGCGCCTCATTTCATCCCAAAACGCATTCCGTTTTTTCATCATAGCGCGGAAGTTTTTGCCGTGAAATTCTTTAGCTGCTTTAACCGTTACTCCCCACGCATCCCAATTCTCCGGCTCCGATTCAAGAACGATCTGATAGTTTAACTGGTTCTTTGTGGTCATCATTGCCTTTCGCGTGTCGAAGTGCATATATGGAGACAGCTTATCCCATCCACCCATAGGACTCATCGTGTAAGCTGTAAACATATCTTCGATTTCAAAAGATATTGAAACGTGTTCAATCCACCGCATAAGCGGTGGGAATGAGGCCAACGGCTCTAAGGCAAGAAAGTACGCCTGAATAGGCCTTGTTTTCTTCCAGTTGCCGCGGCTCATCTGTTCGCCAACCATGATTCAATGACAATGCCTAATATTCTTGCGACTCCCATTGCTGCGGTGTATATTGCGACAATAGTAAACAGCCCTATCGTGATTTTTAATAGTTTTTTCATTATGCGTTGTCCCTTAAACAACGTACCGAGAAGCCGCCACTCTTGCCGTACCAATACTCGAGCACGAAGACGTAGTTCCAACTCATGAGCCGGTAACGCGCGAAACCCGCATCGTACTCTGTAGCGCTCCACCAGAAGCCCCAATTGCCAACATCGTTGAAACTGCCATCGGTGTAGCGGTAGCCGCCCGGCAGAGCCGAGAAACCGTATTGATCCGTACCGTTACCGCCAGAATTCCAATCTGATTTTGATTTGAGATTTCTACTGGCATTACTACCGCCTGTCGCTGAAACCAAATTATCCCAATCATTATCATCAGGCAAACGCCAACCATCCGGCACCGCTTTAATAGCCGCGTCCCAAGTATACAGCCTGCCGTATTTATCAATATTGGCGGGGTCGTTACCGTATGCGCTACACCCGTCTCCGCAGTCATACGCCAAGTTTTCAGTCATCCACTCCCGGCCATCAGGCATTACAACGGTGTGGTATAGACGACCATCTCTTTTATCGATGAAATAACCCTTAAGCCCTATTGGCAATGTTGTCATCCTGTGAATACTCCTAAGTTAAGGTAATTTTCAATTGTCTCAATCGCCTCGTCAGCGCCTCTGCATACAACAGCTAAGTAACCATTGTCATTAACAAGCGCTTGAAACTCTTTTTGCGCCTCAGACGTATGGCTTCCCGCTTTGCGCTTTAGCTCAACGAACAGACCGTGATACTTTCCCTTTGCAACCGGAAGCATAATATCTGATACTCCCGCAAGCGCACCCTCTCGCTTCATCTTTGCGCCAACGGCAGGGTGACGATGGCCGCCGTTGGGAACCGCAAACATGGTGCGCAGCTCGTAGTAACGATTGATCATTAGTTGTTTCCACCGGAATATCACGATTTGTTCCTGTGATTCTGATGGAACCGGAGCTTTGAATTTTGGTCTATTCATTTTAGATGTCCACCACTTACCTTTCGTTTTTAATTGAACATCGGGTTACACCACCTCTGCCGACACATCGCGAGCTCCAACAAAATTTATGCTCTCCTTTATTGCCTCAACGCAGTTAGTAGAGATAAACACTCCTCTTGTCGGAATAGTTATGTCTCCGGCGTGCTTAGTCTTTCGCATTAAAATTTCGTCATAATCATCATTTGTAGCTTTTGCCTGCACAGCTTGCATGGCGAGTACAGCACCGCGATTTATGCTTTGGCCAATGGCAGACATGGTTTTTTCAGGGATTGTTACCATCTCCGAAACAACGATACGACCGATACTATTTTCTGCCTCTCTCTCAAAGTTTTTTACTTTGGAAATGGCGGCGGAAGCGGCTTCTCTGAATACAACTTCAATATGCGCCTTGATGTAGTCCTGCTGCCGCCCTGTTAAGTTGCACTCTTCGCCGAAGAGCGGCATGGCGTTGTCCGCTTTGGCGAGCAACATCTGTCCGGCAAGCTCCGCAGCTTGATGGAGCGGGTGCCAGTTCATAACGCGCTTGAATATTTTTTCTGTTACTTCTCGGCAAACCTCTACGTGTTCACCTGCAACTGGCGCTTCGGGCGTTTCATCAAGCGGTGTCAGGTTATTTTGTACAACTTTTTTTTCTTTTGTCATTTTATTATCCTTTGCTAACTTGGTTTAGGTATTCCGACTGTCTCACAACAATTCTCACACACAATAAAATCTCTCTCATTGACTTGTACTACAACATATTTTTTAGGTTCTTCGGCTCCGCACTCATAACACCGCTTTTTTGCGTCAAGCTCATGGCATCTTACGTTATTATCCATGCCTTACTCCTTAAAACGGTAAATCGTCACTATCCGCCGGATTGCCGCCGACAACTGGAGTCACAGGAGAAGTCCCTGACGGTCTTTTGACTTCCGGCGACAGAGCTGTTCGCTCTACTTTCGGAGGCGCTACTCCCTGACTCTTTTTGCTTTGTCTGTGCGCAAGCAATACGCCTTTGAGATTCTTTGCGACATTTGCAGCGGAAGCGTCTTCCATTCGGGTTATAGAGCCTTTGCCCGGAGCGTTCACAAACTTAACCTTTTCGTAGGGTTTGCCGTTGTATGTTTCCCATTCGGTAACAAGATCAACCTCTATCCCCGCTAACAGTTCATTTTTTGTGTTTAACTCGTCCAAATCACCGTCTGACCATCCGAACACTTCAAACAAAGTATCAAGCGTTCTATTCATTGCTTTTTCAGACAGCCACAGATCAGCGTACATTTGCTTGTCAACGGGCTTTGTCGGGTCGCCGTGTTCGTAGAATGCCACAAATGACAGCTTTACAGACGGCGTACCTTTTTCTTTTGACACGGCAAGAGCATTGCCTGTGCATTGAGCGCGATATTTAGGCATTGACAGCCCCCTTTTGCTCTTGCTGTTCAGCAAGTACGCGAGCTTTATTCAGCGCTTGGGATAATTTCACAGAATCGCCTTTGTGCTCTTCTATGAAGTTGGCTATTGCGGCTCTCTTAGACTCGGCAACACAAGGAAGATACGCGTTAATTTCTTCAACAATGCCGGTAGTGTCACCTGATTCACCCTTTTTAATCGCCTCTAAGATTTCGGCCATGTCAAGCGGCATTTCAGGAGGGAGACTATAACGGTTCTTAGCGTCATACGCTGCGGTTCTTTCTGTGCAAACTATTCTCTTTTGCCCCCCAATACCTTTGGATTTTCCTGCTTTGCCGATTTTGCCTGTGAAAGTTTCATACTTTGCGAAAATCATTGCATCGGCCCACTCTCTTATTAGGCCTGCGAGCTTTGCATTAATTTTCAATTCATAACGATCGTAGTTTTCACCCTCAGGGTTGGAAAAATTCTTTATATGTGTATGAGCGTTAAGAACTACAATCATTCCTGACAGGCGTATTTTGTCAAGTATGGCAAGCGCTTTCCGAAACTCTTCAAGCGCTAAAACATAGCCTTTTTGATAATTAAAATTTTCGATAGATTCACCGTCCGTCACCCTGTCTTTGGTGAGATATTTACCATCTCTCTTGTTAATGTGTGAATGTAGCAGCGGTTCAATCCAGTCAATCGTATCAATGACCAGTGTTTTGTAGTCATGATTTCCTGCCAAAATAAACTCTAAAAAACCAAGAACGTCCGCCCAATTTTCAGGCGCATAGTTAGCAATGCCTGAGAAAGCGCTGCCGATAAGTCCGTTTTCACCGCAAAGGAAAATCGGGGACGGACATTGCGCTGCGGCAGTTGTCTTGCCGACTCCCTCCATACCCATAATCACGATTCTTGGCCCGGCGACAACAGGCCCCTTTTTGATTTTTGAAGCGAAATCTGTTGTCATGCTGACACTTCCTTTCCTGTAGATAATTCTTGGTTTATATTGTCAACTGTTAAAAACTGCGTATCATCATCAATCGAAGCGCACTTACAGCACACGGCGAAATACTCACAAGTGCCGTATCTATTGCAGGCGTTGACATTGCGCGGGTGCCGCTTTGCAAGCTGCGCCTCTCGGATGTTTCTACCGCAAGACCACATATCGTGCATATAATCGGCTAAGTCATCAGCCATGCGTACGGTCTCGCGGCGGGCGAAGTAGTGTTCGGGACGCGCTTCAATATCGGCAAGGACGCGCTGAAAGTACTCTTCCGGCGATTCGTCTTCTGTGCGGCAGTTTGCGTATAGGGAGCCGTCTTTTTTGTATTTGCGGTCAGCTTCCGGTGTTGCCAGTGCAGGGCGCATCATGGGCTTTTTAATTACGTCATACAGGCAGCTATTTGCCTCACTTGGGATTACGCCGAAACTTGCCAAGAGGTCAACACCAACAAAATAACCGCTTATCTGCCCGTCAATAGTTAGACGCATCCAATAATCAGATTCGGGGGTGATGATGTCGGATGTGGTCTTGTGCTCAATGATGATAATCCTGTTCGTAGATTTTTCGCGCACAATAACGTCAATCTTGCCCGCAAGCTCCCAAGTTTGAGACTTGCCCATAGTATCGGGATTGAGAAGCGGCGCTCTAAACTCCGGCTCTACCGCTAAAACATCGTAATGTTCGTGATCATCTGCGTACGCTTTCATGTATCCGATCATCAAAGCGTACGCTTTAGCAATCTCGTACTCATCCCGCTCTGTAAGCCCGTTGAAAAAATCATCAACCTTTTCAACGCTTCCGGTCTTCCACCACACTTCAAGGGCGCTGTGTATCAGAGACCCGAAGCGCAGCGCATCACTTGTCTTAATTGGACGGCGGCCAAGTTCGTAAGCGTAATAATGCTTACGGTTGCAATCGGCGAACGATGTCCGCCTGCTGTTAGTTAGTAGCTGCATTTAATTTCTTCCTTTCGTTGTCACGTTTTTTCGATTCGTTAATCTGTTCTAAATAGCTTGTAAGCGCGTTGTAATACCTGTTGAGATAATCAGCGCAGTAGGTATCCCCGCCGTTCATCTCGTCTGCGCTCACCGCCCTTTCCCATTCGGGGTTGTCAGTTATATGCAGGAGTATGCGCTTCCAGTGTGCGGGCTTACCTGCTTTTTCCCATTGCTCAAAGGTGGCAAAAACAAGGCGGCCGTCTTTGGCGTAAGCGGCAACGTGACGCGGGAAATGCTCAAAGGCGAACATTGACACTTTCCAAAACGCCCTGTTATCTTCGCGGAACGGCTCTGTTACGCGCTTATCCTGTTTCCACGCCTCAGAGGTCTTGACGCTCTCGCGGAGTTCTGCGTGCATTGTTTGCAGAGCGCCGTAGACATTTGACGGGATAGTTTTTAGCCGCGTAAAGCGCCTGATGAGGTCTTTTGCGGATGCCCATTCAATACCGCGAAGAAACTCCTCAATGGCTTTACCTGTCTTAATCGCTAAGTCTTGACCGCGGGCAACTTCTATCTCGCTCAATAGTCCGGCATAGTTACCCGGTGATAAATCGCGCATTAGATGTCCTCCCCTCGTGCCCTGCGAAGTAAGACATCCTCTTGGTAGGTCAGAGGCTTCTTAGGGTTATCCTGCCAAACCTGATTGCTGCGCATGGAGAGCGCATTGGTGTAAGTTGCTTTCCAGTTGATTGCCTCTGTTTTCTTTTTGGTCTTTCGGTGCATCCATCCGGCTTCTGTGCCCCAATATTCACAAAACGCCTTTTCCAGTGACAGGAGAATATTGAGGTTTGGATTGTATCGCTGTTGTTTGGCAACCCAGTCGGTATCGGAGCGCAGCGCGTTGTATGCTTCGGTTGCGCTTGCGAGGTAAATCTCAAAGGATGTTCGCCAGTTTGCTACTATAGGACTCTTGAGAGATTTGTTAGATTTAAAAGATTTATCTACAGGAGTATTATTATTCTCAGATACAGAGCTATTAATATTATTATTTAAATAATTATTAATAATATTATTATTTTCATTTTCATTTTCATTTTCTAAAGGTAGTACTGTGGTACTACCATCGTATGAGTTTGGTATATTATTTAGTTCTACTGTGGTAGATTTTTGGTATCTCTTTAAAACGTTGGAGCGTTGTTTTTCACAATGTGTATTTCTCTTTTCAATCTCTTCTTCCATACGCTCATTATAGAAATTTCCATCTTCATCAACCGTAAACTTTTCTAACACTGTTTTGTCAACAGAAACTGCCGAAACGTCCGTTTGCGACAAACGTCCTTTTTGGTGTTGCAAACAGAGTAATGTTATGTAGGCACCACGCTGTTCGTGATTCATAAGCATAGTGCCTACAAGAAAATCAGATGTATAGAAAAGTACTGCCGGACTTTTAGCCATTAAGACGCTCCGTGATTACCAACTGAGATTATTAGGTAATTCATCAATGTTAGTATCTTTGTATTTATTGATGATTGAAATATTCTGCCACGTCAAGCCGAAACCCTCTTCAAAAAGCGCGTTGTACCCGCGTTCTATCTTGCTCAACTCCTCAGTCTTGGCGTTGAGTTCATGCAAGGTAGATATTTTGTTTTGTTCCAATACCTTGCGAGCTATTGCAAGATTTCTACGAGATTCGCTGATGTTAAAGAAAGATTCTATTGCAGTCATTAGATGACTGTTGTTAAGATGGTTTTTTAGTTGTTCTTTGTTCATGCTAATACCCCAATCCCTGTAATTTCTTTACCTGCTTCTGACAATATGGCCTCTCGTATAGATGGATAGTGTATTTCGTGGGGTGGACACACACACCCATCAAAGGCTTGGTGCATGTTTTCGTATGTAACGTTAATCCCGCAGCGACTATCCCAATAGCTGAAATAACGGGATGCCCATGCTTCTAAAGTTCCTTTTAGGTTTTTTGACATTTCTACTCCTTATTGGTTTGGGTGGTGGGTGTGCCCACAGCATTATTATTGCTGTTATTAGTAAAAAAAATATCCTTAATCTCGCTATCTGTAAGGCTGTATCGCTCTACGATTACCTTGATCTCGCGCTGTGTGAATTGCCCACCGGCAGGGTTATTTATTTTTTGCGAAAAACTCTGCTCTGTAATACCCAAAGCCTCACACAAACATTTGGCGGTTTCTCCATGTAGCACCATTTTTGATTTGAGTAAATTTTTGTTCATGCTTAATCATTTTCCTTTGTTTTAAACATATTACCGCTTAACAACACTAAGGCTATGGTTGCAAACATTACCAAAGTCTGAATTGCAGAATATAAGGTTTTTTCAGGTGTTTCTAAAGTAGGTATTACGCACTCTAACCTATACACGGCTATTGCGCAAGTCAAAAAAAACGGTGCAAGGAGTGCTGTTATTTGTAATCCCCTACACTGCTTCGTTTTCATAGTTTCCCCTCCTCGCTTTTAAATATACAACAGCAATAATAATGCTGTCAAGATATTTTTTAACAAAATTAAACTTTTTTTACAATTTTACCTATTATAATAATATTACTTTAACACAAGGAGCGCGTATGAGTACAAAAATGGCAGAAATCATCAGAGGACTTCGTGAACGGAGAGGAATTACTCAGAAAGAACTTGGGGAAGTTATCGGTGTTAAAGACCCTGCTATTAGAAGTTACGAGAGTGGCAATGTCGAAAACATTCCTCGCTCATCCGTAATAAAAATGGCAGAATATTTCGGCGTTTCTCCGTGCTATATTATGGGTTTTGATTCTTCTGAATCTGTAGGTTTAACGAAAGACGAAAAAGAATACCTTGCTTTATATCGTCAATTAGATGAGCGCGATAAGGGTGTTGTTTGGGGTAGTACACAGAGTTTATTGCAGTCTGAAAAGTATCACTTGAAAAAAGACAGTCGCGATTCAGGGTCATCTATGGTGGCATGAGTGATTGGGGTGAGTAGTTTATAATGAACGATGCTTTAAGAGATGCGTTTGCTTATTTTAATTTAAACTTTCCAAAAATACAAAAGGAAACTGGATATGTTACTGCTCCTTTAGAAAAGGACGAGGTTAGGCGTAAGCTAAAATATATTAGTGACGCATACCGGGTCAGGGGTGGTGTTGAGGTTCTTACCGGATTAAAAGAGATTTTGACTATTCATAATGTTTGGCATGATAGAACGAAAATTATAACGGATAGTAAAAAATATATCGAAACGGCTATAGAGAAATTTGAGATAGGGTTGAAGTTGAATGTTCCATCGCTGAACAAGGACAATATCAATGCCCCGGCGGTTATTTCTGACAGTGAGGGGTCAAAATTAGAAAAGCGGAAAGGGCGGTTATTAGTTACTATTATTAAAATTGTCGCAGCAGTAGCAGCCTCTTTATTGACAATTATTGAGTTATTAGAGCGCTTAAAACGTTAGGCATCAACTTTCAACGCTTTCGCTTTCAGGAGTACTCTCATGAAAAAATTCTTTCTGCAATTTCTCACTCTTGCATTAATCTTTTGGGGCAGCATAAATTCAGACATATATCACTTCACTCATTGCAGATGGGCGCAGAGAATACTTCCTGAGAATCTCATAGTGTTTGAGAGTAAGACAGAGGCGCATAGGCAGGGGTATCGGGCTTGCAAGGCTTGTAGGCCGTAGGGGAAAAATGTGAAAAAACATCTTGTTCTATTACTGGTTTTGATCGTGGCGCTTACGCTTTCCGCAGATAACTTAGATTGGTCAAAAATTTTTAATAATTCTCTCAAGTTTAGAATAAGCGAAATAATGAGCGATGAGGATGTTGTTCCGATGGCTCGTAATAAGGCTGCTCAGCTATATAATGGTTTTTCAAAATACACATTCGACGATTCCGTATTTGTCCGCAACGCTTGGCGCAGACTAAGAGAAATTGAAGAAGAGTCTGAGAAGTGGGAAATAATAGGTAGTGGTGGTGACAATATATTTTTTGTACTGAGTGAAAACATGCGCTTTACCGATCAGCATATAATACAATTTTGGCTCTGCACTGGTTATGGTAATGATGGAAGAAAGGAGCGAATAGAGGCAATTAAACGCGATGGAGATTACACTAAATGTTGGGATAATCTTGGTTATAGTCTTGAGCTTGAACAGGTTAATGTTAGGACGAAGCAGTATAGGACAATTACATCAGCTTATTATACTCATGAGGGACGGGCTCTGTCCTATCGCAATCAGAGATCGGGCATAATCAGCTTTACCCATATATTTCCAGGGTCAGTAGGCGAAGCAATCTTCAACTTCGTAACAGAAAACGCTAAACGCTAACCCTAAAACCGTGTCAATATATGTAATTAAATGTAAGATGAAATTGGAAAATTGGCCTGATAGTTGTGTGCATTAATTATATTCAATTGTTGAGCAAGTAATCACACTTACAGCATAATAAGGAGCCACAATGCAAGAACAGTCTGATGCTACTGTAGAGTCGATGTTCGAAGACAGTGCCGATGACAGCATGAAGTTCAGTAATGGCGATGTTTGCTTAGACGAAATCGTTGAAAAGAACGGCGGTCACTATGCAGTATCGAATGCAGATATTATAGCAGATGATACGTGGTGATTCAATGCCCAAAGAAATACACTTCAATGCTCTTTTTGACGATGTGGTAAACCGCTTAGGCTCACCTAATCTTGGGCTAAGATCAGACCAAATTCAAGCCTTTCGCAGTGATTTTAATAGCTCCAAAATCTTCATGCTGCGCAACTATGACGGCGTTAAAAGCCGCATAAAGGGGCGCTATATGGAAGATCCTGCCGGTCTATTAGATCGTCACAAGTGCGCCGCTTCGTTTATGGTTGCTACGATGAACGAACTAAAATTAGATAATAGCGCCCGTCTCAACAAGAGCAAGTATCTCAAGGAAAAAGTAGCTATTGTGGCAGGTTTATCAGTTTTGAGAACATTTATAGTTGGCGATAACGCTAACTATAAAAACGCCGGGATAATAGCGTTTTTAGATGAAAATGATGGCTTTAAGTTCCCCGAAGTTATTTCAGATCATAAGCCTTACCATCAAAATTGGGCACTGGAATTACACTATGCGTATAAAGAAGACAAGTTGTTTGTGCCATCGCTATCTCATCAATTGTTTTGTATTGAGAGGCACAATATGCAGCTTTTGGAAATTAAAAGTCTAAAGAATCAGATTAAGCACCTATCGTCCTAAAGCGCCAATCCTAAAATTCTGAAATCTCATCACGTACATTTTTATGCTCCTTTGTCAACACCTCTCCTTTCCTGCGTGTTACGTACACGCATAATGCGCGATCGCGTCCGCGCGTATAGAGATTTATATATTAATATTTATAATAATAATTAATAAATAATATTTATATATATAATTATTAATAAGCTACAAGAAGCCGTATAGCCCTGTATAGTTTTATATAGCCATGTAATGATACCTGTAGTAAATAGATGCTCACAATTCTCTTATTCATTATTATTTGTCAATTTATAGAGAATGAGAAAAGTGGCTTTCTGTACGGGTATTCGTATACATACAGCGTGCACGCACGCGAGAAACCATTCCCCCTATTTTGTTTATTCTCAAATCCCGATTACCCCAAAGCACTTGCTCCAAAAAGCCCCTTTCCCCCTTGCTGTAGTAACTTTTGTAGTAGATTACCCCGCGCGTATGTGTGTAACCCATTACCCCGCAACACTTTACAGAATCACAACTACTGACTCTCAGGCAGATGATGTGCAATTGAGGTGCTACACAGGCACTGCGCGTGATAGATTTGGATATGGTTATATGGTCTGCGTAAATAGGGGTCTCCCTTTTTTGATATGCCCGGAGGGGGTAATCCCCATCGAAGCGGCGTGTCGTTTATCCTATCGGGCACCGCGCCCTCTACAGGTCATCTCAAAACAATTCGGACACATATTTCAAGCCTTTTGTTTGCATCTCCCCGCAGACACCGTATCAAAGATTCTCGTTTGTCGCAGAGGCAAAGTTGCTCAGAATGGGCAGATTTACGGAGCCGTTCTAACACATAATAACATTTAATTACATCTATTGACATGATTTGATAAATATCAAAAACTTCTTTTTTTATCTTGCCCTGTTTAGTTATCGTTAAGATATACGCGGGAAATATAAAGTCGCGCAATCAAACGTTTATCACGGGAGTTAAAAAATGCAGACAGAGCTTAAGAATCCGTTGAATCACTCAAAGTACACTAAGGTTCTTCATGAGAGTGAGTATAAATACAATGCGCCACATCATTTTTCTGTGAAGTCGGTTGATGAGCCGACAAAAGTTCTTGCTCAGATTGATTTTCAGGAGGGGCCGATTAATGAAGTTGGTGTTAACGGTGTGACTAACGAAGACCTTGTTGCTATGGTGATTGCGCGGCTTGAGGGTTTTCAGAAGAGCGAGTTTGCGTGCCGTGAGAACGCTATTGCGATCACCAGGTTTGAAGAGGGGCTTATGTGGCTTGGCAAGAGGACGAAAGTCCGTGAGGTTCGCGGCGTAGAGGGGGCTCATACGGTTTAAAACTGGAGTGCAGAATGCCGTACAAATGGAATCCGAAAACACAAACGTCTGAGATGAAGCGCAAGAAGAAGCAGGGGCGTAAGAAGGTGAAGAAAACCGCTGAGACAGAAAAGCCGATACCAGGACGCAAACGCGGAGTTGGGAAAGCTGCTGAGAAGAAGCGGGACGCTGTCGCAGCTTTTAAAGCTGTCGGCGTTCCTGATAAACAGGCGCTTGTGATGGCGGGTTATTCCCCGAACAGCAATAGGGCGCTTACTGATACTCGTGTGAAAGAGACCGCTGCGCAGATGCGGGAGCGGCTTGTTATGGCGCAAGGGAATACGCTTGAGGATAGCGTTGAGTTTTACAAGAGTGTTGCGGATGACAAGGGCAATGATGTTTCTGACAGATTAAGGGCGCGGTCGCAAGTGGATAAACTCTTGGGGCACGAGGCTTCAAAAAAGGTTGAGGTGTCAAGTACGCATGAGATGACTCAGGCAGTTTTGCTTTTAAGTAACTTGCCTGTGAGTCCTGCGGAGCTTTTGAAGATGGTGAGTAGCGAGTGATCTTGGGTGTTGGGCAGCCGGTTCTTCTCGCGCTTCTTTAATTTCTTCCGGCGCGGGAGAACCGGTTTAAAAAAATGAGGGTGGGGTTATGAGCGTTGTTGAGCGAATTTCAGATGTGAATAGAGAGCAGCTTGCTAAAGCAGCCAAGACGGTGCTTAAGCACGTGCCCTCTCTATTCTGCGGTTTGAATGTCGCACAATACAGAGCGTTCAAAGATACTTATACTCGTGACAGTGTTACGGGGATTTCTCCTGCGATAAATATTGTTTCGTTCGCTAACGGCGTTGGCAAAACGCATCTCCTTGTGCTTGATATGATTGGCTATACTCTTGGAAGTTTGTTTTTGAATAAAGACGCTTTCCCGAAGTGCGCTATTGAGCATTATGATTCACTGGCTCCTCTGCGGGATGAAGGAAAACTGGTTTTACGGCTTGTATGCGCTGCGGTTGATATGTCGGGGGACGGGTCGGTTATTACGCTGCTCAAAGAGTTGTTTCCTGCTGCGAAGCTAACTGCAAAAGACCAGCTTGGTACCTACCATCAGATTGATGTTCCACATCCCACAATACCCGGTGTTGTGAACTCTATTTCGGTGAGGACTTTTGATCAAAGCGTTTTGAAGCACAGCGGTTCTACCTGTGATCGGGTTTGGGTTAATGAGCCTTTGCCTGATAATCTTGTGGGTGAGACTGTTGGGCGGATTCGTACGAAGAAAGGCAGACCGCAGGGGTCTATTTTGATGTGCGCTACTTTGCTTGACGGGGCTTCGTGGGTGCAGGAGTTTGACGATGATTCTGAGTTGAAAGTTAATCATGTGCGCGGACACCTGTTTGAGAACTGTGACGGCGCTGAGGTTACTGACAGAATGGCTGCTGAGGTTAAACAGACTGTTGGCGTGACGCTCCAAAAAAATGAGCAGGGCTGCGGGTATATAACAAATGGGGTGCTCACTAAAGCCTCTATTGACGTGATGATAAAGGCGTGGATGCGCGGGAGTCCGCAGGAGTTAGAGGCGCGCAAAAGCGGTGCGCCCATTAGTGGCGGCGGGCGTATATGGCCGTCTTTTAAGAGCGATGTTCACGTTGTTGATAATTACACGGTAAATCCCAAATGGCCTGTTGTTATGATTGCCGACCCTCACGGGGCGCGGCCAACTGCGGCGCTTTGGGCGCAGATTACACCGCAAGGGAGATTATACATTTTTGCCGAATGGCCGGACACTGTCGGTTTTGGTTATTACGAAACGCTTGACGAGCGCAAGTATACGATTCCGCAGGAGTGCGAGATTTGGGACAGACTCGAAACAGCGTACGGGATTAAGGGTGCATCCATAATGCGCGTTGGTGATCCTAACCGCTTTAGGGAGTCGCAGCCTTACAGCGGGCAGACCCTGCATAATGAGTACGCAAAGCATGGGTTTAGGTTTAATCTCGATACGGTTGACGATTTGAAGATAGGACACGAGCGGGTCAGCGAGTATCTGTACTTTGATGAGATGCGGCTTGCGGCTAACCCTAATGATATTTCCGCGCTGCCGCGTCTGTTTGTTAAAAAGGAGTGCCGCAATACTGTAAGGGCGCTTGAAAACTACGCTTTTAAAAAGGGGCGCAAAGTGGGTTCAAGCGTTACGGAGAATGTTAATCAGAAGTTTAAGGACTTTGCGGACTGCGTTAGGTATTTGTGCGTGTCGCACTCAATGCGCGGGTTTAGAGATGTGAGCGATCACGGTGCGACAAGCAGTGATTATAAGAAATTTTGTGACGGCAAGATTCCAAAGGGCTATAGAAAGCCGCCGTTTGGTTTTAATCACGGAAAGAGACACGCGGCATGAGAACGTATCAGGGCGAGATTGACATAGACGAGAGCAAACTTGATATATCGGGTAAGGCGTGGGATGACTCTTCGGTTGCTCTCCTTGCCGCTAAAAAAGTATTGCAGCTTAATAAGACTGTTAGCTTTTGGAAGCCTATTCTTGAACGCGGAGTAAAGTTTGAAAATTACTATGAAGGGAATATTTTTACCGACAGGCAAAGAGCGGCGTACCGCGAACAGGAAGCTATCCCTGTTGAGCCGCACGTTGCAAAGGCTCCGATAAGGGCTTTAATCGGTCAGGCTATGAAATCTCGCAAGAGCGGTCAGGTTGTTACTGAGCGCGGCAGCGCGTCTGAGATGGCGGACAACGCAAAAGAGATTGAGACGATTAATGTTGTCATGAAAGACATGGAGAATAAAACATCTGAGTCTTTCAAGATAAAAGAGGCTCTTTCGGGCGCGTTTGTATCATGTTATCCAAATGTTTTGATGTTTGATAAAGACCGCCCGTCACGGAATCCAAACGGGGCGCGGTATAAGATGACCGCTCTCCCGTGGGCTTCGTGCGTGTTTGGGCCGCCAACAATACGAGAGGCTGACGGCAGTGACATAAAAGAAATGTTCTACTTTGACTATCGCACCAAAGCCGATCTCCTCGATAATTATCCCGACATGGAAAAGCAGATAAAAGACCATTTTGCGATTGATAATGCTGATAGCTCTATGCTCTCGTCTATTGATCAATGGGAAGGCTCAATATCTGCCGATGAGAGCGACAGGCTCCGTGATATTATGAGCAACGCCCTTGACGCAAAAACAAGCTCAGGGCTTGTACAGGTTGTCATGCACCTGTTCCCCGTTAAGCAGAAGCAGGATGTTTGGGTAAATATTTTTGACGATACCGGAGAGACTTTTGAGATACGCCCTCCTGACTGGAGCGATGAGCGATGGGATATGTGGGTGCGCGAGAACGCTCAGACTTACGCGGGGCCTTATGAGCGCGAGACCGTAACGCTTTGGATGACAGTGTTTACTACGTCTGGGCTTGTGCTTGCCAATGAAGCGCACTGGTTCCAAGAGAACGGAATGCTCCCCTGTAGTTTTTGGCTTGGAGCCGTTAGCGCCAATAAACCAACCGGCCCGATGGCTGATATGGCTGACGACTGTTTAGCTAACGCTGTAGCTGAGACTGAATATTTAAGTGATCTGCGTAATGGGTCAGGCCGTCTTATTATGGCGCGTGAAGGGTCAATAACAAACATTGACGTGCTTGCTACTGAGATGAATAAGCCTGTTGGTGTTGCTATGGTATCTGCGTCCGGCGGGGCAATGAGCGAAGCGATACAGGAGATGGTGCGCCGTCCCAATAGCGATTGGGGAGCGTACGCAGAGCAGATAAGATCAAGAATAGTTGAGAATACGCGCATCAATGAAACAATGATGGGTGCAGCAGCTCCGCGTCAGTCTGCTATTGCAAAAGAAGCTGAGATAAGTCAGGCGCTTACGGTCAACGCGACTTACATTGACAATATCAACAGAAGTTGGGACTATCATCAGAATTTGAAATTAAAGCTCATCCCCTACTTTTATGACGTTTCCGAAACGATTGAAGTTCGTGACGATAAGACTGGTGAGACAATGACGGTTAACGTCAACGAGCCTCAGGAGTATGACGCACAGGGGAATGTCGCTTCTGTCATAAATGACCTTACCGCGCATCGGTACCGGTATAAAATTAATCCTGTTGACGATTCGCCCACTGCTAAAATGCGCAATCAGGAAGAGGCGCTTGTTACAATTAATGCTTCGGCAGGGCCTCTTTTACAGGCCGACCCTACAGGGACAATGTTCGCCACATTTCTGTCAAGTCTTGATAATCCGTTCTTGCAGGAGACCGGTAAAAAGATGATGGAGAGGGCGGAGCAGGCGGCACAGGCGCAGGGCGCAGCGGATCAGCAGGCTGCAATGATTGAGCAGGTTACAAAACTCACTAAGGCGAAAGCTGATCTCCTGAGAAGTCAGAAGCATGGACTTATGACAAATTTCAGGGCGCAAGACCTGTCGGATTATCCCGGACTCTATGAGCTTTGGATACAGCTTCAACAAATGTTTGGACAAAACGCAGATCAACAAATGGCAGAGGCGATGCAGATGGCAAATCCTCAGCAACAGCAAATGTCGCCTGAGATGATGGCGCAATAGAAAGGGTTTTATATGTCAACAGAAACGCTTGAAAACACAGAAACGAATTTGGACGGGTCTACCGTGCCGGAACCCGCAGCGCCCGCTTCCTCCGAATCGGGTGATGCCTCCGGCCCTGACCTGTCTGTTCTTGCCGATGAGTATGGAGCGGATGAAGAGACGATTAAGGAGTTTATAAATGGAGACGATAATTTTGCCAAGCTCGTAAACGAGGCGGCGAATGATTCTGATAAAAGCAGCGAAGACGGTCACGCGGATGATAAGTCAGCCGAAAATTCCGCTGCTGACAGCGAAACTAAAGACAAGGCCGCAAAGGACACCGAAGACAAAAATTCCGGTGCGGATGGCGGCGAGGCTTTGGAGTTTGCTGATGACGTGATCAAAGGATTTAAAGGGGAAGATTTCGGAAAGCTCTCTGAGGATTCGCAGAATGCGCTTGCCAACTTTTATGAAGAGGCGCAGGCTAAAGCGGCGAAGTTTTCGGAGTATGAGGCGCGGTTAAACGGTCTCATGGGCGATCCGGTAATTAACGCCCGCGCTGCGGCAATAGAGTCTGGCAGGAGTGCTGATTTGCAAGTGCGCGGCCTGAATGCGCAGGATGAGGCAAGCATCATTAACGCCCTGAAAGAGAAAGGGTTTGAGGGTGATGAGGCGAGCGATATTCTTTCAGCTTTCAGAAAGGGTATTGGCCTTGCGGCTCAGGACATGGCTCAGGACATGGCAAATCGCGCTATAGTTGCAAGTGATACGCAGCGGCAGGATGCGGAAATAAATAAGCAGGGTAATGAGATTCTTTTGAGTCTGTCTCAGTACAATAAAGACCTTGCTCTTAACGAGAAAGATATTTCCAAGTTTTGGATACTCAATAACGGTAAGTGGGAGCTTAACAGCTCTCATCCTGAAATTGAGAAGTTCAAAAACGGTCTTGGAAAGATTTCTCAATGGGCGGGGGAAACAGGGATTGACTATAAGAAACTTGTTAAAATGGGCGGCAAAGCGTTTTATGCCGCGGCGGCAGCCGCTCTTGATATGCCTGTTGTGATGAACGCGGCAGAGCGTGACAAGAAGATTGTTGCCGATACAAGAAGGAAAGCTCTCGCTCCGTTTTTGAAATCGGCTAAAAGCAACACGCTTGATACGCAGAGCGGAAGCGTTGAGGCGGCTAAAAAAGCGGCAGCAGCGGCTAAGGTTATTCATAACGGTATTAACGTTGAAAAACTTGTTACCGACCGCAGTTACTATGAGGCTCAGGTTTCAAAGTGTTGGGGAGATGTTGACAAGTTAGATAAACTTGAAGCTCTTGTCGAAAAGGGCAGAGAATCATTTACACGTAAAAAGTAAAGCAGGAGGCAGATATTATGGCAGGACAGGTAGATTGGAAAGACGCGGGAAGCGAAACAAACGCTTATGTAGTTAAGGAGTCTATAGAGCGCGGTATTTATTACAAGGCGGCTATGGCCACGCTGTTTGGAACTCTCAACGGGCCGCGTGAGTTAAAGACTCAAAAGATTATTCATGGCGGCGGGACTTTGACTGTTGACGCAGGAAACGACTCGCCGGTGTTTCAGAAGTCAAATAACGAGAACAATAAGGCGTTGTTTACCATGCGCGAGCCAAATAAGGGGATGGCTACTTACGGTGACGCGAGTGTAAAGACCGGCGAGTTTGCGAAGTATAAGCACATGGAGTGCAATGTGCGTACGGTTAAGACTCCCGCTTATCCGCTTGTTGGCTTTGAGTCGGCTGAAAGCTTTAAGCGCGTTGTGGCGGCAAATCAGCTTGTGTCTGTTGAGAAAGACAACATAGCGCGGTATGTGTCTGAGGAGATGGACTTTGACGCGCTCAGAGCGGTATTCATGGGAGCCTCTCGCGGTATTCTCACTTCTGAGGACGGCGGCATGGGCGTAACTCTTAACGGCGCTGCGGCAGGACAGGTACGCGCTCCGCTAAATACTCTTGTCGCGGGTAACACGGATTTGACTCAGTGGGCTTGGAACGCCACTACTCACAACACGAATCTTGCTACAAGATTAGCTTCGCTTACTCCGGCCACAGCCGCGCACAGATTCAGCTACGCAACTCATCTTAGTATTTCGTACAATATTGATCAGCTTGGGCTTAAGCCTGTTAAACTCAAAGGCCGCCAGTACCGCGCTGTAGCTATCATTGACGAGTGGAATATGTACGAGCTTCGCAGAGACGTTGACCTGAGAGCTTTGTTTAAGGACGCAACGGAGAGGTCTGATAAAAACAAGGCTATCTACAGCAGGGATGAACTCGAACTTGACGGTATTCTGTACATCCCCGCGCAGCAGCTTAGGTACTTCCGCCACGCGGTTGCTTCCGGCGTGATAAACTTTGGCGCCGGTATGAACATTGACCCAAGAACGTTCGCCAACCCTAACACTATCACCACCACGGTAGTTATGGGCGCAGGCGCACTGCTTCGCGGTACCCGCAGCGCAAGCGCGAGGTACACGACAGGCACAGGCTCTCACGAGGACGGCTTGGAAATTTCTTACCGTTATCAGGACGGTTGGAGGCGCGCTGACTGGTACACAAGGGACGGTCGCGAGGAGATGGAAAACGACTCGCTTCTTGTGGTGTACAATGCGGGCCGCAGTCCGATGTCGGCTTAATAAGTGGTTGTTTCAATTTTGGAAATAACCACTCTGTAACTAAACTGGCGGGGAACATTCCCCGCCGTCACTAAATGAAAGGATTAATTATTATGGCCTTATTACCTACTGCACTAATGAGAAGAATTATAGCTCAGGTAGTGCGCCCTGCGCGGTCTTCCGCTGTTGCTAATAGCAGCGCTAATCTTGCGAGCCAAATAGGAACACTGGAACTTAAGCTAAACGAGACTTTGGCTAACGGCACCAGTATTAACATTGATCATCGTACGGGTGTCTACGTGATGACCAAAGCGCCGCTTGCGGCGGTTACACCTGACATGAATACGCTGATTCCCAATCCAAAAATCGGGGACATGGTCTTTTGTTACACTGTTGACGATGCAACGCCCGATACGCCTACGGCTATGTCAATATGGGTATATACCCGTGTGACTAACGCTTCTACGGGAGCCGTAACAGGCGATCCGGCTTGGCGCTTGATGATTGGTTCGTAGGCGGGCGGGTTGTTTAATTGGGGCGGGCAACCGCCCTGTTATTTGAAAGGACAGAAAGGACAAAAATGACAGAAATAACAGGAACTACTATAGCTGCCGTTCGGGAGAGCGCCAATAAAGTTATTGGACAAATGAGGTCTGAGCTTGAAGAGAAGCGCAAAGAGCTTGACGAAGTAAAGGCCGCTCTTGACAATAAAACTAAAGAGGACGATGACCACAAGGCCGAGATTGATCTTCTAAAGGAAGAGGTTGAGAATCTTAAAAGCCTTGCGAATGCTGACAAGGGGGAAGCGGAGGCTTCTAACTCTGTCGATCCTGAAAAAGATGGGCTGATTGAGGTTGTGGCGGTTCCGTTTAATTCGGAGGTTAGAGTTCCGCAGCTTGACCATAACGGCAAAACGGCTTTGATGGAAAGGGACGAGGATGGGTTCTATCACTTTTGGGTAGAGCGTGATCATGCGGCGCTGCTGCTGTCAAGCAACAGCGGCCTAAAGTTCGTTTTGGTTGGGCCTGACGCGACTATAAAGGTTAATCGAATGTTTGGGGTTCGCTCCGAAGAGGCTGTAGTTTACAGGCACGCAAAAATTAAAACTACTTCGGGTACAGTAGTTTGGCAGCCTGTCATAGAAGAAGAGAGCAGGGATTAACCGCAATGGCGACTCTTAGGAGCTATGTTGAGCGTATGCCGATGACGTACAGGCACCGGTACAGATCATCGTATTGGGTCAGTTGGGCTAACGCTCTTCTTGAAAGATTGAGCGGGGCTGGGTATCTGCCCCCTCAGCTTCTCACAAGGGGCGTTGTGGTTCATAATGGCGTATGGGTAAATCGCCCTCCTATGAGCCGCGATGTTAAAGAGCTGCGCAGTGCGCAGGATCAAAGTTTTGTATACAGGTTTGCGGAGGAGAATAACCGTCTGCGTATTTTTGAGACAGTGTTTAGCAAACCGGAAAAGCGCGTGTACCCAATTGTAGAATCATCCCCGTCTTATATCGTTTTGGATAATACCGAAGCCAAGTTAGATAACGGGTATCTTGAAAACTGGCTGTTTGTAGCTACAGGCGGCACTGCGGCAAGGCACACGTTTATTGTAGAGACAAACGCTGAATCTGATGATAATCATACCGTAGTAACGTTTCGTGACCGTAAAGGCGCGGGAATGGATACAGATTGGGATTTCTCTGATCCTATGCCCGATGATCCGCCATTGGATATTGATGATGAGCCGTTTATAACGACAGGATATTTTGTCGCTCCAAGAGATTATCTGATGCTGTCGTTTACGGCAAAGTTTGACCCGCTGCTTTCTATGGATGACAATCTTGGAATAGAGGGCTATGAAAATCTTGTAGATGCGTGGTTCCGATGGAAAGTTGAAGAGCAAGTTTCCGCATTGTCTCAGGAGTGCGCATATTGGAATCAGCAGTTTGATATTGAGATGAGTCGTTTACGTATTGAAAGATTCAATAGAGTAAATAAACCGCAGGGCAGAAGGCTTGCGGGTTTTGCAGGATAGGTAAAAAAACTATATGCCAAAGCTGAATTTATTGAAGGACAGCAATTACCTGAAAGGCATGAATTCTGTAGATGACCCAAAGGCGCTGCAGGACGGTGAATGCGTTGAGCTTGTAAACGCTATTCCTGATTATCCTCTTCGAATGCGAAAAGGGTGTGACGGAAAGATTATCCTTGAAAGCGGACAGGTTACGTCCAAACCTTTTTACGCGAGTTTTAATCATAGGGAGTACATATTTTTTTGGATAGACGGTGGCTTGTATTCTATACGATATAATCCTGACGATCAAGCGCAGAATACAGCCACTCCTGTTAAATATTTTGATTCAGATACTAATATCGTGATACCAGTTGTAAGCACGCTTGACCGTCAATTTGACTTTGTAAGAATAGATGGTACTTTATATTCCCGCGCATCCGCAGATATGAATGCGCAAGTATACATGTTCGCTATTGAGCATGTTCTGGAATTTGGCATCGATCATGGGTTTCGCGGAAGAGCTGTTCCTAACGACTCGTTTGATAATCATCCAAAGCTTGATAATAACTCTTTGCGCTACAGTACGGATACCGGAAATAAGGTATTTGCAGGTAACTTCGCTTTTGGTTACTCGCTAACGCTTGTTAGGCGCAATGGAACGTCCATTATAGAGATGGCTTACGCGCCTGGACTAATTGAATCGCCCGAAATTCCGTCAGGCCGCAGTGGAATCATAAGAGACAGCGCTCAATCAAATACTGATTCAGCAAGTATTTATATTAAGCCGAGCTCAGTTATTCCCGCAGTTAACGCTTATGGGTTTACGCATATTAGAATATACCGCACCCATAATTTAACCGCCGATCTTCTTAAGAAAATGTTTACGACTGATGCAGAAAAGTATGAGTTTATTAACGGTGCAGCAAGATACTTTTTGATAGATATTCCTCTGTGGCAGCTACAACCGTCTGTCTCTGTAGAAATTGAGGATACAGTTTCTGAGAGTGCGCTGCTTGGAGAAGTTAATCAACTTACGTCTTATAACTATACATTTCCCCCCGCTGACGGATATAAGATGCTTTACTTCAAAGACCGCCTGTTCCTTATGGGTGCTCGCGGGAGTGTGTTTTTTTCTGAGATACCTGGCGGTGACGGCGGTAGCGATATTGAGTTCGCGCAGATTGAGCGGAATAAATACGCCTTATGGTTTATGCCTTTACACCACAGGATTGATCTTGATTCAGAAGAGCAAACGGAGTCGACAGGGCTTGACCATTTCGGTGATGATCTTTATATGTTTAAGAGTAATAAAGTTTATATGATTGTTGGTGGGAATCCTGTACTTGCTCCTCTGCGCGCAGTAAATGAAGAAAGCGGGTGCTCGTTTCCTGATACTATAAGCCGCGCTGTGCTTTTTGGCCAGGAAGTATTGTTTTATTTGAGTAATATGGGGCCGGTTATTATACAGGTTGGAGGAGGCGCCCGTCCATTTATTGAATTTAAGATTAGTGAACTATGGCCGGAAACAGGCAGTGATTTATTTAAGAAACAGCGCTATATCCCGATATTTATTCCCGATGGTGTAAGGTGGTGTACATCGGCGTTCTGGAATAATACACTGTGGGTGTTCTTTCAGTTTGCGGACAAAGATAATTATGCTCATTTTACAGATACAAAGATATTCGGCTTTCATTCATCGGGTGAAACCAATGGAGCTTTTGAGATAAGGCTCGCTGATCTTGCCGACAAGTACTATATAAATAATTTGGTTGTAACAAATAGAAATCAGGCGTTAACGATTGGCGATATGTCGGGTTTTACCCTGATGTCGAAAGTGTCGCTTGTGAATTTTTTGAGCAATGAATTATCAAGCGATACACTTACTTACGACACTGATTCGGATAGCGTGAGACCAAATTTCCGATTGCTGTCCCGCGAGATCTATCCGGGTGCCTTAGAAAGAAATATATCAGAACTGTTTAGGCTTGTCGGTTATTGTGATTTTACTGATGATTTTTTGAATGATCGATCATTCTTATTAGAGATTGCCAATAATAGGTATAAAGCAAAGTTAAATTATTATTCTAAAAAAACAGTGTTCCAAAATAATCAACTTGGAAAGCCGGTACCCGGCGCGACAAACGATGATTTATTTGTACGCGGCGATGGTAAAGAATGGAAGCCTGATGCGTTTTTGGGCTTTGTTGCGTATCTATATCAGAATGATCAGCCGGATAGCGGAGTGTGGTCAAGCGTAATTGCAAATACTGAAACCTATATACAGCTTAATATAAATTTTGATACTGTTGTTTATGACCGGATACGGATTATTGCAAAACCTGTCATTAGAAAAAATATTGAGTTTGTGCCTAAAGCTGATTTTGTTGGCGAATTTTTCCAATATAGAATTACAAAGAAAATTCCGCTTGATAGGGATTTTAATTGGTATGGAGCAGAGCTTGAAGCAATTCAGCGTCCTCAGCTTGGTACTGAGAATCAGGTGTCAGGTTCTCGCAACCGTAACGTATGGGAGGATTGATGAATGCTATAGATGCGCAGCTAAAAGAAATAGATAATAAGCTAAAGGAACTTGATAATAAATTACGGAATGTTACTGGTGTTCCTCTCGTTTTTGCTCATAGCAAAGCGAGACTTGACCTTAATGATGATTTAGACGTGTTGAGGTTTAAAAATCGGGTTGAGTCTTTGGAAAAGCGTGCGAGTCAGTACAATGAGCTTTCGATTGATGATATACAGCCGCTGCTTGACAATAAAATAGACAGAGGCGGGGATGATGTAAGCGGGGTTTATGGTTGGGGCGGTGAACATACGTTTAGGGGCGGTATTACTGCGGCGGCGAGCGTGGCTTTTACTGGTATTGGTAGTACCAATGTATTTGGCTGCGCCGGCGTACATAATCAGGTACAGATTTTAGTTAGAGAGTATGACCAGGTCTTAAGATTAGACACTTTCGGTGCTGATAACCACGTAGTATTAAGACCTAATAATAATGGCGGAATTATGTGGAGTAGTGTCAATTACAGTGATATATCAGGGACACTGTCGGTTGACGCTGTCCCGAACCTTGACATGAGTAAAATAACAACAGGTGATTTGCCTTGGAATAGAATTTCCGGCAGACCTTACATACCGCCGTCAGGTAACATTCAAGAGATATTTATAAGCGGCAATAAAGGATGGAGTTCCACGATGTTTGGCAGATATGTAAGAATATTGGGTGATGCCACATCAAATGGTTGGACAAGATCGGCAAGGATAACAGTGTCAAGCGGCATTCAAGCTGAACACTTTGACATCCGTTTAGTTTTCAACCGCTCTATGCGAAGAATATACGGTCAAATATCGAATATAAGCGAAATAAATAAATTTTTGTTTTTTGGGGAAATAGGCAATAGTTTTGAGATTTACTTTCGATATCCAATATCCGGTGAAGATATTAATGTACGTCTTGACGAGGTTGACGGATTTAATCATTTCCAAAATGTAATGGACGGTGTAGATACCGCAGCATCTTTGCCTTCAGGTTTTGTCAGCTTTGTTCCTGAAGTAATAAGGCTTGCAAGAGTAAACGAACTTCCAGTCGGCTCCAATATAAGTCAAGCTCAGCTTAGTCAAGACTGGAGTCCCGGCCTGAGCAGCAATTTCGCCCGTGCAGACCACTTACATCCTATACCGCCATACCCTACGCGCGGTTCGCTTGGACTTGAAACAATTAATGTTCCGACATTTGCGGGGCTTAATCTTGGAAGCGGTCATATATCAACTGTGGCAAGCATAATGGGGGTAGACGGGAATTTACGCATAGGCAGTAGCGGTACTCCTGGTAACACAGACGGCAACCTTATAGTCGGCGGAACAATTAACAAAACTGACAGTACGGGAGCTGTTTGGCAAGTTGTCAGTAACGATGCCAGTTGGCGCGGTCGCATTGGCAATCATCAATCTGCCCCTTCGGCAGGATTAGTTTATACAGATCCATCAGGGAATGTATCAAGATTAAACGCATCTCTCAGTAATGATGTCAGTGGGACTATTCCATCCATACAAGTGGACAGAGTAAATGGCACGTATGAAAATAGGAGCCCATTGACTCCACTGGGTAAAAATAGGTTTTACATGTTTGCAGACTATGTTAACGGTACTGCGCAATATCTTGAGTGTATTGATATGTGCAGTTATATGGGTAGCGATGTAGGTGGGCGTACAAGATTGTGTATTGACAAAAGAAATAATGGAGATGCCTATATATCCCGTTCTGGAGCAGACCAGGGGTTTGGCACGCTATATAAGTTGGCTATAGAAGATAGGGTCATAATGCGGGCAGGCGGTGGCACTATCACAGGTAGTCTATCCGTCTCAAGCAGCCTGACAGTACCGCGAATATTCGGAACAGGAGGCGAATTAAAAATCGGCAGTGACGGTATTCCGGGTAACGTAGATGGCAACCTGACATTTGGCGGAAATTTATATACATGGGATAGAGTAGGCGAAACAAGTGCCCGGCGATTGATAGTCGAGAATGATGACTGTACATGGCGGGGACGTATTGGTAATACATTTGACGCCCCGTCAGCAGGTTTTGTACGTACTGATGGAAGCGGAACTATAGGCAGGGTGAACGGTGATAGTGGTCAGTTTGTACGCGGTGATGGATCTCAGCACCGATTATTCCGTGTGGTGGACTGGGTTGTTGATCTTGACAGTCTGCATAACGAAGTAGGAAGTGGACTATTTTTATTAGTCAATCAATCTAATAATATGCGCGGAACAACGAGTGTATGGTGTTGGTGCTTAATTACTGTTCAAACGCATAACAATACGCAGCAAGTAATGCAAGAACTGTGGAAAGACGATTCTGCCAGTATAAGATTTACAAGAATAAGGGGATCAGGTACCTGGACTACCAGACGCGTAACGATGGGTCATACAGACCACTTGACCGATGGAATATTAACCCAAGCGCGCGGTGGGACTGGTGTAAGTGATGCAAGGAATACGGTACAAATATCACCTTCCAGTAACCTCAACGGCCTTAATGTACGTGTTAGGTACAATGATTTTTTGAGAATTGCCACCGTGTATATCACTGGCAATACTAACGCAATATTGACGCACGGGACGCTAATAACCACTATACCTGCTAATATAAGGCCGCCTGTAGACATAGCGCTAAGTCTTTGTGTAAATGCCGTCTACGCAAATAACAGCACTATTATGTTACTCAATAGCGATGGCGGTGTATACGTAAGAAATAGCGGACAACAACTTAACACTATGTGGATTCTTATTACGGGAACGTATTTCTATTAACAATAAACAAAAAGGATATCTCAAATGAGCGAATGGAGAAATAATCGTATTGAAGAACTGAACAATCAACTTAATTCTGCTGACAGTAAAATTGCAGAATACAGGAGCGAGCTGAACAAGTTAGAATCTGTTAGACTGCAAATTATCGGAGCGCTCACAGTGCTTGATGAAGAGTCAAAAGCTGAAGCGTCTAAGTCAGAGGTCACAGATGATAGTTGTGCTAATGATGAGAGTGTTCAAGCCGCTCCTGTCGCAGAGCCGGAAACAGCTCATGATGTTAAGCCGAAACCTGATTAAAAACTCAAAGGATGGTAAAGGATAATAAAATGACAAGCGATGAACACAGAGAACCTTGCAAAACATTGCAGGACACTGTTAAAGATTTGGTAGAGGTTAAAACGAGAAGCGTTTTGACGCGTGAATGGGTAGAGGGACTTAGCGATGACATACGGAAGACTGATGCTCATTTGACGGCTTTTGAGATATCTGTAACAAAGCAGCTTGCGGAATTTAATAGTAAGCTTATAGCTAAAACAAGTGCTATTGCGGGCTGCTCAGTGGGCGGGATAGTAGCTGTTGTAGAGGCTATTAGGCTCTTGTTGGCAAAATAG